TAATGGTGAGGTTGAAGATACCATAGACCCGGACGTGGTAGATGAAATGGAGGAACCTTTGGAGGAACCGGTGGATCCTCAGGAGCTTACATCCCCTGAAGGGGAGGAAGTATACGGACTCGCTAACGAGTTCACGACCGTGCCGGGTGTTCATTCTCAACCTGAGCTAGAGCCCGAGCCCGAATCCGAACCCGGATTTAGGCCCCAAGCCCAGGAGGAAGATGAAGGTGTTTTATTTGGTGACGCACCAGAGCAGCGTACAAAAAAACTTGCCTATAATTAAATGGAGTCGTTGTCAGAACATTTCCGTGACCCACTCAGTGCCGCATTGATTGCAGGTTTAATAACTGCTGGTTACATTCATCTCAAAGCTCACCTCAATAATGAAGGTAAATTAGAATTAAATAAATATACAAAACCCGCTGTCTTAAATGCGATACTCGTATTTTTCATTATCTCTAATGGTTTAGGTAAAAAGGAGTCTATATCTACAGATCCTTTCTGAAACTTAAAGATTACAGGGTTATATTAAGAAAATGGCTTCCGTTACTGCGTTCAACGATATGATGGGTCAATTTCTTGTGGAATTGCACAAGACTCTTCCAGAGGAAAAAGGCATTAAGAAAATGTTGACGTCTTTCGACGTTTTGAAATCCGCCAACCCCCGTCTCGTTGTGGATGGTTTTATGAGTGGTGTGACACCTTACGCTGGACATATCTCTTCCAAGGATGAACAGTTTATTCTAAAGGAAATTGAGAACGTTGATTTTCTCAAGGATCTCGATGTAAAGTCGTATTGGTCCAAGTTATCGGATAACACAAAGGAAGCCACCTGGCAATACCTCCAGACATTATACATGCTTGGTAGTACCATCATCTCTATCCCCGCCGATACGTTAGCCATGATCGAAGGGTTAGCAAAGGATTGTGCTGATAAAATTGAAACTGGGGATGGGGGGATTGACCAGGAGGCGTTGATGAAGATGATTGGTGGCATGATGGGCGGCATGGGTGATCCTGGTCAGGGTCTTCTCAAAAAATAAACCTTAACCTATATTAAATGAAAGCCTGGTTCGACGATCCTAAGCAACTCATCAGACGTGACCAGATTTCTCAATTTTGGCCGACTAGTGAGCAAACACCAGAAGATCGAATTAATGCAGCTTCCCGATTTATAATTTATATTGCTACCGTCATATTTTTAATTCGCCGTGATCCCAGGGTCTATGTTTTGGCTTTGACAGTTCTGACTGTTATTTTTGTTTTATACAAAACCAATATGGTGAAAGAGACGTCCAAATATTCATTGAAGACGACTTCTAACTGTCAAGAACCAACTCGTGATAACCCTATGGCTAACGTGCTCATGACAGATTACACTGATGCACCCAACCGTTTAGAGGCGTGTTATTACTCACACCCTAATAAGTTCGTCACACAAGACGTACCTTTCGATTCAGGACGTTCTCGTTCGTCGTTACCAAAATTTCAGAAAAATGCTATAGAAAGGCAATTTGTGACGGCCCCTGTGAGTCAAATACCAGGTGATCAAACACAATTTGCTGAATGGTTATATGGACCCAAGAATGGACCGATGTGCAAAAGTGATTCCAGGTACTGCAATCCTGATGCGCGTGGTGTTCAATTAGAGGCTTTCGCTGGTCTCGGTGGAGATGGTGACATTAGAGGTCCCCGAGGTGGTGGTCGTGTGCGAGGTGGTGGCGGAACCTATAGTTAGATTAATATTCTCGTGTAATAATAAATGGCGTATCAACTCCAACCTGGTCTCTCGATTGTTGAAAACGCTGGTGCCCTACCAAGTGTGAAAGCGACTGATGAGGTATTTGTTTACCCTCAGCCCAGTCAATTAAATTATGGTTCTCGCCCCAATACCATGCTTTATGGAACTGCTCCATACAAGGCTGGTAAGGGTTCCCCAGCTGAATACATAGAAACATCCGATCAACTTCGTCCCCAAGCTACTACCCGTTTCAATAAGGTCATCGTACCAACCTATGAACGTAATCTATTCCCCCTCACCAACATGGATTGTAAGGTCCCTCTTCGTACAAGAAGTTATGAACCTTCGAGCACCCGCGCTGAGCTCCAGAATGGTTTGTTTGACCAAAGATATATTAATAAAAATGTTAATAAGAAGTAAGAATGGCTGACCCAATTTCATTACTCGCCGTAGCCGGACTGGTCTACGCCGGGCGTTCTCTCAGTAAGAAACCTGAAAATTATACATCCATCTCTGAAAGATCTGAAAGCCCTAAGGAAACTCAATTCCAAGATTTCAAGGAAAATGATTTTGTATCCCGAGTAGCTGCCCCACAGAAGAAAGAAGTTGAAAGTTTCGCAGATATCTCCAGGCAACACCGTAGTGGTGGTCAAGAAGTTTTAGATTTACGCAATCGTATGTATGACCAAGGTCGCATGAATAATCTCTCTCCCGTCGAAAAACAACTCGTCGGTCCAGGTCTCGGTGTCGGTGCTCATGTACCAGCTATTGGTGGTTTTCAACAATCACTGCGAGTTAACCCAGTCAACGTGGGTGAATATAGGCTCACTACATTACCAGGACGCAGTGGTCCTGCCCACGATGTTACAGGTGGTCGTTCGGCGAAGGTTGGTGAGTTGACACATAATAAGCCTGCCACTACTACTCACCTCCCTAGTCGTTTACCCGCCATGCCTGGCCGTGCCCAAGGTATGTCTGGTGTTGTCCCCCGCACAGAGCATGAGAAGACTAAGAGGACCACCAACCGTTCGGAAACTGGTGTTCGCACCGATGGTTTAGGTTTCAACGGTGCCAGACGCTTCATACCCGCTCAGACTCTTGTACAGAATCCTACGAGGTTCAGGACTGACCGCAATGATGAACAATACATATACAACAATCAACCCACTCCAGGTATTGCCAACTTTGTCGGTGGATACACAAATAGCGCAGCCGCACAGGTTAATGCTAAGAGTAATGAGGAACTGATGAAATATGGTTTCCGCCCCGAAGATCGTCGTGGTAAACCTAACCGCATGGGTAACGCTGGTCGCATGAATGTGCGCGAGAGTGCTCTCAAGCAAGGTGGTAAGCTGACAGCGGTTCGTTCTGATACTACTCGCGTCGATGGTCGTGTCAACGCGGCTAGTGGTGGGTGGACGCAAAATTACAAGAACAACGAGTACCATCAGTTCAATGCCTACAAGGGTAACGAAAACCCCAACTCCAGGCGTCTCGATATCGCGAAGACACAACTTCAGAATAACCCATTATCTCACAGTCTTTCTCAATAAAATTTCACTTTGAATTAGATAAAAACACTCATTAAAATAGTATCCCGTTATTTTAATGAAGGTTCATAACCTTAATATCGATAGTAGTCAGCGCCAGTCGAATGTGCATCCATATGCTAATACCTACGTCATTCACTTAGAAAACCCAATTTATGACGTGTCTCAAGTTAAATTGATTTCTGCGCGTATACCTACACCACAATTAACAACATGTGCATCAAATAAAAGTTTCAGTGTAGATGGAACAGTCATAACTTTAGATGAAACGAATTATTCATCTGGAACTGTACTCGCTTCAGATCTCGCTATCAAACTGGCACCACCCGGATCCAATGTAGATTCCGTCGTATTTGATACCGATACAAATGGTCTAGTCTTCTCAAATACCATAGCCGGTGACAATGATTTTACATTTGAATTTCATGACGGAACGAACGGGTACATGAGTACTTCATCTTCCGTGACGACACCACACCAAGTTTTAGGGTTTGGTTCAATTGACCATGCGTCTACGAACAAGGTACTCAGGTCTGGTGCTATTAATTTAGATGGTCCTAATTCCCTGGTACTTAAGGTTACCTCGGGATCAGACGGGTTTGATCAGGATGTATACACCTCTACACCCTTCTACACAGGTCATATACTTCTCAATGGTTCAGATGTTGTAAACTTTAATGGTACAGATGATCCGATCATACATCACTTTCACTCTGGACCACAAAAGTTTATAAAGGAATTGACAATCGAGTTTTTCTATATGAGTCATGGACGCCTCATCCCATATGATTTCAGAAATCAAGATCATTTATTGAAATTTGAAGTGACGTGCTCTACTGACAAACTCGCGAATCTTACGAAGGTTGTACTCGATGATGTTTTACCGAAAAAGGAGGAAAAATCGTTAATAAGCATTCCAGAGGAATTTAAGAATCCTTATAACCGTGAAGTGTTTGTTTATATTGGGGTAATTACCTTCCTGGGTATATTACTAATTTCTTTCATGAAAAGGAAAATTTAACGGGATACCGCGTAGACGGGCTGCGCAGGCTTGGAAACACGAGTGGAGACACTGGAGATCAGCATGTAGACCACGATCGAGAGGAGAGTGGTCAGGACAGCGGTGAGTGCGTATTGGGCACCACCATTCTTGGGCACCTTGACGACCTGGCTGATGGTCCAACGGACAACATCCATCCATGACATGGCGGCGGCGAAGGAGAAACCCGCCACGATTGCGTTGAGAGACTGGGTCTCGAGTTCTTGAGTGACAAGATTGACAGTCTTAAGAGCAGCCTTCATTGTGTTTTGTATACTATAGCATGGGAAAATATTTTACTCTGGAAGTAGCTCTTCTTTATCGATTTTTTTGTATCTTTTTTTCCTGAGTATTTTAGATTTGGTGAATAACTGTTCGTCATCGGACGAATCCGTAGTGTCTGAATCCTGATCATTACCTAATACTATAAGTTTTGTTTTCGTATTCGAAAAATTCCAACCATCAGGCTCCCATACTGTCATCCTTATTAATAGCATTTTTTAAGATTTGCTCAGCTGGATTGCGCGGCTCCCAATCGGACCAGTTATCATACGCCTGGTTGATTTGATTGTATAGGGGGTTATTTCCTGTATATCGTTTAAATTCAGGTAACTCATTCTCTGGGACAACCTCAATATCATCTTCGTCAGAATCATCAGAATCATACACGCCTGGGAATAAACTACCTGTCACCTGCCCAACTGTATGCATCGCACAATACCTAGATGCGTATTGCACATCTTGTGAAAGAACTACATTTCTTCCACAAGCTTTAGAGTACTCTGCTGCGAGTATTACACTCCGTTCGAGAACTGGCATAACAATGCCAGTCATTGCTTCCATATACTCGATCGCTACCTTGTTAGCTATATCGACACTGTTGCCCATTCCTGTCTTCATTCTATTTAATACTTATAATTAAAAAGAGTTTCAGCTTTTCCCCCACACACTCTTAAAACGTTGTAGTTTGTAGCGTACACTCGAATTTGTCGTGCAAAATCTGGACATGATGTCATACTTAGGTTCAAAATTGGCTCTTTTATCAAATTGAAGTTTATTTGACCAGTTGGATACCATTCTTCCGGTTGTAATGCGAAACTATACGAGTAAAATCTCCTGATGAGTTGTGTTTTAGAGTGGTGAATAGCCCCCTGTATAGCCTTTAAAAAGATGACATTCCCTGTATCCTTCGTTATGATATCTTCACCATCGAACTTTAACGTGAGATGATCTAAATTTTCGTACAGAATCAACTTTCCATTTTCAACATTTGATGTATTATCATAATCAAATGGAGTTACAAAGTTCCCCTGAAGAGTTGTATCGGCCGCGTTTACATTACTACCATGGCGCTGAATGACAAAATGAAGTTCTTTCACTGGGTTGTAAAAGTCAAGCTTAAACGTTCCATTATTTACACCCACACCGACTTCAAATGTATTCTGTTGAACTTGTGTAATTAGATAATCTCTCGATGTTTTTTCCATCTCTATTCTCTCTACCGAGTCGAGGAATACCACCTCTGTGCAAAGTGAAAACTCTTTGATTTTAGGTTTAAGACTCGCAAGAACCTCCCGTAAATTGACACCACCTGCTTTATAATTCCCCGTTATATGGACAACCAAGTCTTCAACACTTCTTAACTTGAATTCGATTTCGACTTCTTGATGTTTCATCCCACACATGGGTATAGCTAATTCTGGGTGATTGTAGAAATAAAACGGTATATCCACTAGAAACTCTTCATCTGTACCTAAACCCAATGTATTATGGATAATGATTCCACTGTTACCTTCAACCTCGGAAACTCTCTTGAATGTAGTTCTCAATGGATATTTACCGATGAGTTGTTCGAGTGCCTTTTGTTTTGTCTGTGTCATAAACTGTTCTGAGTAAATCTGGAGGTAATCACTCGTGATTCTCTCTATAACCTTCCCACCTATGAGTAGATCTACATGCTCTATGAGAGCGTGTCCTACTGACTCGATATATACAATATTCTGATCGAGTTGTGGAAGTTTACACTTTAGGGCTACACTCTGTAAAAGATCTCCTTCATTCTGTGGAATTTTGAATCGCACCTTTCTCCCGAAGGTGGCTTCACTTTCTGGGTCTACGTCGACATACTGTCTCGAAAAATTTGAATGTTTCTTGAATTTTTCTAAAAAGTATGTATAGTCTGGGTTTATCGTGAAATACTGTTCTTGTGGTCCAGTTGCTTCCAATTGGAGTTGACCAGCCATTCCTATTATATCCACCTAAAATATTAATCCCGCTAAACCACTCTGTATCCTTAACACGTTATAGTTTACTGCATAAACTCGTGTATTGTTCGGATCTGTGGTGTTAAGTGGGTTTATTTTGATTCTCAAGAGTTTATGTGCTATACGACTCATATTTACTTGACCAGTTGGATAATGCACCTCAGGTTTCAGTGAGAATGAATACATCCCAAACTTAGATGGACCGAATGTAAAGGTGGTATTATCGAAAGGGAAACCAACATTAACCTGTTTATCGAGGGGTGAGTTAATATGATGTTTCAAAGATTGTTCGTACACCAAAAACTTTTCATCTCGATTGAAAACAACTTCATTGTTAAATCGTAATTCAACATTTGTGATTGTATTGTATTCATTTGGGTAGTTATTCTGTACAGATTCTTCGGATTGTGATACAAAAAACATCTCCTTCACTGGATGTGAAAATTTAAGTAACACATCCTTCTCTTTTTCACCCGGATTCATCTTAAAATTAGATACCTGCACTTGTGTGATTACATAATCGATGGGGTTTGACTTAAGGAAATTGCTTTCATCGGGGGTCACATACACGAATTCAGTGTCGAGGGAAAACTTATTTATAGTTCCAGAAATATCCTGTTCGTACGAAGGTCCGTAAAGACCTTTACCACCGTATATGAGTTCGGTCAATGGTCGAGTCTTAATTCTAACTTCGACGAGTTGTTTGGTCAGTGCACAGGTTGGAATGGCAAGGGTTGGGTTTCTATAAAAATAGAATGGTAGATCCAAAAAGTATGTATACTGCCCCTGGTAAGTCAGGATATTTCCATGTCCGTTAAGGAAATAGAGGGTTTGCTCAATATCATCATTTGTGTTATTAAGCTGCTGATGTAAGTATATATACTCTCCCGTAATTCGTTCAATAACCTGGCCACCAATAACCAGTTCAGCATACTCTATGAGATGTGTCATAATCGAAGGGGACCAGACGGTGTCGTTACGACCTGCTGTATCAGGTGTAGGATCACTGAGTGTAACCTTTAGGGTCATATTACGAATCAAATCACCTTTATCATTTGGAATACTACATTCGAGGATTTCACCAAAATCAATCTTACCATCAAACTGGCTCTCTATCGTATCTATAGCAAACTTCGTATGTTTTTTGAAATTCATCAGGAAATACGAGAATTGTGGTTCACCTGTTAACCATTGATCCTGAACACCTGTGGCGGCAAGTCTCAGACGACCAGCCATTCCTACTGTATACGAGTAAAATTTTGTTAAATAAAACGATACGATACAATAGAATGAATCTTCAATTGAAGAAATTCAAGCCTGAATCAATTGCAGATGATAAGGTCATTGTATTTATCGGTAAGCGTAATACAGGTAAATCGACCCTTGTGAAAGATATCATGTACCACAAGAAACATCTCCCAGCAGGCATTGTTCTTTCAGGGACAGAGGAGGGTAACCATTTCTATTCCGAGTTCATTCCTGATCTCTTCATTTATGGTGACTATGATAAAGATGCGATCGAACGTGTCATGGCGAGACAGAGAAAATTAGTGGGTGCAGGGAAAGCGAATTGTGGGGCGTTCATGCTTCTTGATGATTGTATGTACGACTCAAAGTTTTTGAAGGATACATGTATTCGCCAATGCTTTATGAATGGCCGACACTGGAAGATATTCTTCATGTTGACAATGCAGTACGTGATGGATCTCCCACCTGCCTTGCGTGCGAATGTGGATTATGTGTTTATTTTACGAGAGAATATCATTCAGAACAGAGAAAAGTTGTATAAATCATTCTTTGGTATATTTCCCTCATTCGACATGTTTTGTAAGGTGATGGATGCGTGTACAGAAAATTACGAGTGTCTCGTGTTAGATAATACTGTTAAATCAAACAAGATACAGGATTGTGTGTTTTGGTACAAAGCAACTGTCAGGAAAAATTTCAAAGTTGGGAGTTCTCAATTGTGGGGAATGCATAAGAAAATGTACAATTCAAAGCACGCTGACCATAAAGAACAGGACGCTAAAAAGGCTAATAAAAAGACAGCGATAACGGTGACGAAGCGAAAATGATTGCGTCTTATACTTTCCTGAAAAACATAACAGTATATTAAAATGTCTTCGGGGCAGGTTAATACTCTCAATTTGTCAGACGATGGAGGTGGAATGGTCCCTCTACGTGATAACCCAACAACGTCTTTTGCGCATGAAAAAAATGTGAGTCAAGATAAAGAGACGATGGATTCTACTCCCATTAATGATATTATGATGGAACCACCTATGATGGGTGATGAGCCTAAAATGCAAGGTGTTCATATGGCCGCCGCACAACCCCAGGGGATGTATGCCACACCCACCCAGCTTAAAGATCAAAAACCCGCCAACAAATACCCACTTAACCTCACTGATGACCATGTAATTGCCCTTCTCGCTGGTGTGTGCGCAGCCATTTCTGTCAGCAAGCCCATCCAAGATAAGCTCGCGACCTCTATCCCCAAGTTCCTTAACGAACAGGGGGGTAGAAGT